GGACTCATAGACCTCTTTTACAACGGTCTTGAGGGTAGCTTCGTCAAAGGTGCGGTTAGTGCCGTTGGTTCGTGCGGTAGTGCCGGAAGCGCCAGCGGAGCCGCCGGAGCCAAAGTCACCGTTAGAAGCCAGCCATGCCTGCAAGCCGCCAAGAGTGCGGGCAGTAGAACTGTTACCGTTGGAAGCAACTTGGTTGCTCAACAGGGTCAGTTCGATGTCGCGCTTGATCTCGGCAGATGCCTTAGCCAACTGGTAGGCCTTTTCCGACTTACGGCCTGCCTTGTCAACGGCTTCCAGAGTGCCAGAAATCTTGATGGTTTTCTGGAAAATCTGGGTACGGTTGCCAACGCGGGTGGTGGGCGACATGGTAGCGTCAGAGGCGGTAGCGCCCTCAACGGCTGCATTGCTCAGACTAGCAGCGGCAAGGCTGTCGGTCTGCCACTCATGGTAAATCGCGGTAGCTTTGGTCTTGCCAATGGATGACATGAACGGGGTATCCGTGGGCGAAATGTTATAGATCACATCGCTCAAGTCCTCCCGCTGACCGATAGCGGTATAGGTTTGATAGGTAGCCATTTTGATAAAACTCCAAAATTAAAGAAAACGCTCAAATGCTTTGGCTGCGTCTTGGACTTTTCCAGTTTGCCGTAGCCGCTGCATCACCTGTTTATCCTGCTGTGACTGTGTAGGTGGCGCAGAGTTACCAGATTTAAGCATCTTCGGAGCCTGAGAAACCTTCTTGTTAATTTCAGGTTTCGACTTCTGAAGTTGCTCAAACTTCATTGCCCTATACAAAGTCACAACAGCGCGGTGGTCATACACAGACCCCAGTTCCGCATCAGTCCATCCGACAGACTTGGCGTATTCGCGTATTTGTTTGCGAACCTCATCGCCCTTATTGCCGGACAACTCAGGAATGATCGCACTCAGCTTTTCAGCTTCAGAGGCAATATGTCGCTGCAAGTTTTGCTGATGCTCGGCTTGTTGCTGGTTAGCAATGCGTTGCTGTTCGGCTCTAACAATTGCAAGCTGTTTTTCGCGCTCTGTGCGTTCTGCGACCTTCACGGCATAGCCGATTGGGTCAACTTCCTTCAATGCGTCTAAGTCCTCACCCTTGTTCTGTTGCGATAGGAATTGATCCAACGCTTGCAGCTTCTGGGCGTATGCCTGTCGCTCCTGTTTTACCTGCTCAAGATGAACTCGCTCGGCTTCAACAGCCTTGCGTTGTTCGGCAAGAGCCTGAGATTTCTTTGTGTAGTCAGAATTTCGCTGGTATCCATTGATTAACTCATCAATTTCAACCTCGATTTCCTCACCGCCAACTTTAGCCTTGTACCTTGGCTTATGTTCTTGCTCCGATGCTTCTTCCTCAACTGGCTCTGAGTCAGAATCAGCAGATTCCTCCACGACTTCCTCGGCTGCTTGGATTTCCTCCGGTTGGCCTTTATCGGCTCCATCGTCACCCATTAGACCAAGAAACGCAGAAGCGGCTTGACTAACATTTAGGTTTTCACTCCCTTGCGGGTTGGTGTTTTCCATTTTTAAATCTCACTAAATCGCCAGAAACCGTCTGGACTGCGGGTGAGTTTCCTCACAGAATCTTCCATTTCTTCTCTCGGATTTGCTTTTCAGCCGATAGGCTTCGCAAGTGTCCAACGATCAGATCAATAGTCTTGATGGTTCTATACGCATCTTCTCTTGCGTCAATGTCATCAAGATTAGTGTTTAATATAGCACTAATGTTCTGATTTTTCAAATCATTGATGACTTTTATGAAACATTCGTCATCAAGAAGATTGATTGACCACTCAGCTAGGGTTAGTTTGTCCATCAATATCCTTTAGCTTTTCCAACTAAATAGCAAATTGGTTCAAGAATAAATCTATATATTTGTCCTAATTTATCGCGTTTTGTTTCACGCATTTCTGCGCGTAAATCAGCAGTTCTGTGCCTAGCAATATGTTCAAGAGTTTTACGAACAAATTTGATATTTTTTTGGTATCCAAGAGAAATAAGCGGCAAGAAAATTGTATGGTATCCAACCTCATGCGCTTTTGTCATGTGCTGAGATGAGTATTTAATCCAAATTGCATTGCGGAACGATCCAAACCCATAAGCATTATTCATTGCGGTACAAACAATTTTACCGCCGCCACCACCGCCGCCGCCGCCATCGCTAGTACCACTAGGCGCAGAAGCGTCAGCAGCCGCATCAGCAGCAGCAGCAACAGCAGCAGATATTCCAGCATCAGAGACAGCGGAACCACTAGGCGCAGAAGCGTCAGCAGCCGCATCAGCAGCGGCAATTCCTTCGGCAGAAAGTCCTGTTTCCGCTGACATAGCCGCATTTGCTCCAGCGGCTGCGGCATCCTGAGCATTAGCACCACCAACAACGGCATTAGCAGCAGCTTGGGATGCCGCACCAATTGCTGCATCTGAATGTCCTGCCGCTGCCGCTGCTGCCGCAGCCGCTGCTGCTGCTGCTGATGCAGCGCCGCCAGTTCCACTTACTCCAGTTGTGGCGCTTGATGTTCCGGGGCCAAATGCGCTCAATGAATCAATTGCTGATGAAATTGCGGAAGCATTAGCTGGATCAGATGCGTCAATACCAAGAGATTGGGCTACTGTTGCTATATTTTGTGCAACTGCGCTGTTATAACCCATATTACTAAGCGCCTCTGCAATAGAGCCTTTTGTTGCGCTTGCAATTGTGCTTGCAAAAGGAACTCCCATCATAGATAAAGCAATACCAATTGCTTGTACTGCCTCTGGGCTTACTTGAGAATAAGAAGCAAGTCCATTATCATCAACGCTAATGTTTCCAGTAGTTGTTCCATATCCACCACCTCCATCTCCTATTGTTGAAATTACATCAGATAATGTTTGAGGATTAACATTTTTATAAACATTTATGTCAAAAGATGACGGAACAAACCCCGGTTGCAATGATTGAGCAATTGCTCCATATTGAGGCATTATTTCAATTGGGCCAAATTGACTGGGTTGCCCTGTTTGCCCTATCTGTCCACCACCAACAAATCTATTAGCACCGCCTATTTGTGGCGCATACATTGTTGGTGAATACTGACTTTGAATAGCGGTAACAATGTCTTGAATAGATGGAGCATTAGCATCAACAGGAACGCCAGCCCAATAATTTAGCTGCCGCCTCTGGAGAATATCCATTAAATCTTGATAATTCATCCCGGTATCTCCACGTTGCTGGTAATTCCGGCTCCAACTTTCATAGCCTTGAGTTGCGCCTCAGTCTCAAACTCACGCTGACGCAAAGCATTTTGCGCCTGAAGTTTCTCAATTTCAAGCTGCAATTTAGCGGTTTCCTTCTCGCGCATCAGTTGTAACTCAAGCGCAGCCTTCTCGCGCTCAAGCTGCAATTCAGCCTGCATCTTGGCTTGTTGGGCTTGGATGTCGGCTTGAGTTTTAGCCTGTTGCGCCTGAATGTTTGCCTGAGTCTGAGCCATGACCGCCTGCGCCTCTGGCGACATTTGCGGTTGCTGCGGAGGTGGATTCTGCAATTGCTGATCCATCTCAGGCGTAATCTGCTTGAAGAACTCGGCAGAATCCTTAAAGCCTGCCGCCTCAATGAAGCGTCCTAGCGTATTGCGGTACTGACCTAGCGACACCAGCGGGTTAGCTGGGCCAAACTGCGATAGCATCTGCTCTTGCTTGGCAATGACCATCTGGAGCATGGCAAGCTGCTGGTCACGGTTTCCGTTGCCGAGTCCAACATTGATAGATAGGTCATATTGGTTGCTCCAAGTCCTTGGGTCAACCGACACATACTGACCACGCAGGCGCAGGATGCGTTCTTTGTTCTGGTACTTCGTCACCAGATGCAGGATGCCTTCAAACAACTCTTTAACGCCGCCTTCGGCGAATAGACGGGCAATCAGTTCAATCTTGCCAGCGCCTGCCTGCTGCATTGAGGCAACAGCCGCCGCCGTGACGTTTTGCAGGATATTTGCATCAAGACCCTGAGAAAGTTCCGTGACACCTGTACGCTTTTGCTGCACTTGGTCAAGATATTGCAGCATCGGGAATGATTGACCTGATACGTTTTGCACCGCCAACTGTCCGATTGCCTGCGGAGACTTGACGCGAATAACGCCGCCAGCGGTAGATGTCAGCAGATCATCAAGGTTCACCTGACCGTCAACAGCCCAAGTCCGGGCATCGTTGGTCAGGTACAGATTGTCCAGCATCTGCCGGGTTACTGTGGTTTTAATCAGTTGTAGGTCGGTAGTTCTGTCAGCCAAAGAGTTGCCAAAGAACTTGTGCGGAATCGGAATAGGGCAGATTGAATAGAACGGGATGTAGTCACATTCCTCATTACTCAGAATCTCATTGCCTGCATAGAATACCTGACGCAATTCGGCGATACCGTCATCGTTCTCATCGTGCAGGATGTAGCACTCAAAGACCTCGACCTCTTGCAGCGCCATCTCTTGAGATTGCACATCGTATGGCTGTTCGCCGGGAGAGAACCGCACTACACGCTCTGGCGTGTAGGCAAGCGCATCGCCGCTTGGTAGGGAATCGACAATGTTCTTGTCAAAGCCCATTGCGATCAAGTCGCTTCGGCGAATCTGCCGCCTGTGAGCGCAGAATGGCGCAGCGCGTGAGCCGCGAATAGCTACGCCCTGCTTGGAGATCAAAAATTCCTCTGGCGGTACATTCTCAATGACAACCTTGCCAGAGTTTTTGCGTTTCTTGACCTTGACATCGTTGAGGTTGATTGTCGGGACAACGCCGCCAGCAGCCTTAATTGTGTCTGCGGTAGATGCGTCAACTACGGGAATCTGACGAACATTTTGGGAAACGACTTCGATTTCCTCGTCCTGTAACATCATCGCCATTTCGTCATCGGTCAGACCTTCGTATTCCTCTCTCGAAATATCTTCCTTGTCCTCCCAGTAGGCTTTAACGATGCCGTTCTTTTGCAGCAAGGCATCAAAGAACCAATCCCGCATGATGGTCACGCCGGGGTTATCTTTTAGAAAGATGTAGTTCAGGTAATCGGTTGCCTGCTTTGCGCCAGCTTCGTCGCCGGGGCCTGTCGGGTTAGCGGTAACGACATGATCCGACCCGGTAAAGATACGCAGCAAGGCTGGCAATGCGCCATCAATGGCTTCTGCCACCTCACCCGTTACAACTTGACTGCGACCCTCGACCTCATTGCCCAGAGGCTGGCGCAAATAGTATTGCAGCGCGGTTTTCCGCGCATCAACGGTTTCGCTTTCAACGTACCCGATGGAATCGTCAATCGCTGCTTGTACTGCTGACTTCAGGCTGATTTGGCTCATTCTGCACCTTTTTCGGAGGCCGACCAATACGGGGCTTTTGTTCGGATTGTAAGCCCAACAGGGTTTTTTCCAAATACTCTACCCTTTTTTCGAGCATAGCAATCTTTTGATTCGGATTTTGACCTTGTGGAATCAGGAACATTAGATCACCCATTTCGGAGGCTGGTTAATCGGTTTTGACCAAGATGAATTATGTTCATCCAAGCCAACTGCTAGGTATCTAAATGCGTCAGCGCCGTGGCTTGACCAATCGTGCAACGGACGCTCATAGAATATCTTGCGGTTTTCGTCAAAATCCCGGCGATAGTTTTTCAGGCAATTTAAGCCAATTTCCGTATTTGGAACCTTAAACCAGCACCGAGGCAATATACGCCTGACTGCTTGGATGCCGTCATCTACCCCCATCCTTGGGGCTACCTTGACCTGCAATCCGGCAGATTCAAGCATCTCTAGCCTGCTCTTTCCTGACCCCAATTCCCGCACCTGAACGTCATGCGGCAGGATGTGGGTGGCTTTTTGGTAATCGTTGTCGATAATCCACTTGACGTAGTTATCAAGCCCGACACCGTGATTTTCGTAATAATCAATTAGCCTGATTTCCTGACCGATCAATTGGGCTACCCAGATTGAAGTCGAGTCGCCTATGCCCAAGTCCCAAGCGGTAAATGTGCGGCATAGGTCATCCCTCGGAATCTCGCCGAACCTGTTTTGGTTTTCTAGGTCATTCAGAATCTTTCCGTAGTAGGAACCCTCAACCGCAGCATCAAATGAACATTCAAACTCTTGGCGATATTTGTCATCGCCCATTTCGTTTCTGGCTGCGGCAAGTTCTTGCGGATTGACGATCCCGGTTTCCGATGCCT